GTCGCTTTAACTACGCCCTGGGGAACCCTGGCCTCTCCCTTTACTCACCAACCATTTGAGCAAACATCACGCTGATTTGCGAACGCTCGTCTCCTCATTTCTGCTTCTGTCTTGTTTGATTTGTTTTGATTGCAAATCCAGTGAGCAGGTTGGGTGTTTTGTGGGTCTAAGCAAGCTGCTTTTGCGCTTGAATATCCCCACTCCGCAAAACGTGATACAGGATTTATCTCGTCCACGACTAAACTCAAAGGATGAGCTGCGTCTGAAGGTTCGTCGTAATGGATTGCGCCGAGCTTGCCGTGACATATTGCACATGGTGCGTTCATGGCTCTATATCTGGCTCTTAATTTGCGGCGGTAATTGCCGTTGCTATACCGTGGGTTATTTGGCATCTGCGTACCTCCAAACAAAGCCTCCTGCGTTTTTTTGATGCCCTTTAGCGCAAGCTGTTATTCCACTTCGTATAGTTCCCGTCGCTTCAGCGGCTTCTTTGCACGTCGAGTATCTCTTTATAAACCGTCCGTCCAAAGAATACTGCTCAACGGCTTTGGCGCAGGGATTGTTCTTTCCACTCATTCTGCTGCGCATTTGTTCTCTATATTCAGGAGATTGCCACCTTTTCTTGGACATTTCCCTGTATTGCTCTTTAATTTCTGGTTTATTCATCCTTGAACGGGCTGAGGCAATGAACTTCTCTCGGTATTCTGTGTCATTATGATACCTGTTTTTCGAGTATTCAGATTTTCTTTTTCTTATATCTGGCCTAGCCTGTGCCTCAATCATGGATTGATGAATCTTTTGACGATATTCTGAGTCTTGCCATCTTTGTTTGCTTGTCTCAGATATGCGTTTTCGTGTTTCGGCGTTATGGGTAAAACCTTTATCTCCTCCAGATTGGCAATTAAAACCGTGCTCTATCTCGTCAGACCGATATTGTTTTATGAGTTCTTTTTCTTTGTTGCTCGCCTCTTCTTTTGTAAGGCCTGTGAAAAGGACTTCATGTTTAATATTCAGCCATCCATGAAGCAATATCGAATTGAAAAACGCAGGGTTGTGTTTGTACCCACGTCCGTTTAGCCATCTTTTTTCCGGCTCTTGATTTGTAATGCCTACATACTTCTTCCCGTCAGGGAAAGTGTGCATATACACATAATATTCATTTTTCATTTTTCTACCTCGCTTTGTAGAAGCGCTATTATTTAAGGCAAGACAGGTGGTTAGCGATTACCACTTTTCGGGAGCTACCCTATTCTTGCCATATGGGTTATTTTTTCACAAGAGAAAAGCACCCGATTGTTAGTCGAGTGCTCTCTCTGAGGTTTGTTTTGCCTTGAAAAGAAAAGAACGATTGCGGTATGCACAAATATGAATACTGATTCACTTTCACACTCTTATAATACAACAATATGTTGTCCCCTGAGTGTGGTGATTATACATCATCTGCGAATTGTTCTAAGAAGTCTTCGAGTTCTTCTTTGTCGAGTCTGAGTTCCATTATCTTTGATTCAATGGCAATGAGTCTTTCTTTTATCATGTTCTTGACTATATCGGGAAGCGTGGGCTTGACCATAAGCTCTGTCGGGTTGGGTAGTGCCACTATTGGTGTTTTATCAACTAACTCATCAAGTGGTATTGTCTCTGTGTTCCCTGTTGCTTTGTCTGTTATAATTAGTGCCTTTCCGTCGTAATCATACTCGTGCTCTGTCTTGATTATTTGCTTCCCCTCGGTCGACGTCGACGTTTTCCTCGGTCTGCCTTTTGTTGGCATCTGGCATCCTTTGCTTATAAGGATTGCTCGAATCTTCTCTTTGTCGCATCCGTTTAGATCAGCGAGGATTCCTATCTGCTTTGACTTGTCTTTGGCTTGTGTATAGTTGCGGATTATCTCTTCAACTGTCATTTGCATGGTTCTTCCTCCTCTTCTTTTTCTTAGGTTCAGCCCAAATATGAACTGTTGCCGCAAATATAAACATTGCGAGGGCTACAATTACAACTGCCAAGCCTTCTAATAAATCACTTATCTGCATTGCTTTCCTCCTCATCTTCGACAGCCTTAATTCCGAATGCAACATAGCCTTCTTTTAATCCCCATCCGCTTATGACATAAGTGATTTCGTAAGTCTTATATGCTACCTCGTGATATGTCTTCAACGAACCGTCAACAGGTTTAAACTTAACTCTGTCTCCTACTTGATAACCTCTGTCGTTATAGCGCAACTCAAAAGGCTTGCGTCCACTTAGTACATCATCACAAAACTCTATTGCTAATTTGATTTTGTGTGTTTTCATATGCTCCTCCTTATTCCATGTACTTCAAGACTATTTCCTTGCATTCGTTTGATACTGCACCTTGTGTCTGGATGAATGTCTGTAATGCAATTCCCTGCAAATCCTTGTGCCCCTGATACTGTTTGACCATATCAATCAGTATTTGTTCGGGCACGGGTAACTCTTCTATTTTTTCTTCGCTTGGATAGACAATGTTTCCCTTTCCTGCGATGGCGTCATTTAGCTTAACTATGGTCTGTTCATAACTTTGTGCAAGCTCCTTGTAATAGTTTGCGGTTTTTATCGCCTCGATAGCGTAGTTCAAAGCAGGTTCGGGGTTCCATAATCTTACGCCCTTTTTATCGTCCTCTAATATCCTGATTACCTTTTCGGCTTCTTCGTCCCACGTTATTTCGCTTTGATAAGCAGCTCTCTTAATTTCGTTGCAAGTTACTTCGTCAATAAGTCCTCTCCAAAACAACAAGGTTATAAAAACATCAGCGTTTACTAATCTCATATCGTCCTCCTCAAATCCTCTGCGCTAACTCGTAGAAATATCTCTGCCTGATCTGGTAATACATATCCCTCTCGCATGGCATCTCTCTCATTTTTAGTTGGTTAAATGTAAGGCCAAAGCAGACACCTAGTTTTAACCACTTCTCAAGGTTTGAGCCATCACAGGCAATCTCTATCATTTCCTCGACTAATTTAATCTTCTCTGATAGCTCTGCTCGCTTAATTCCGACTGCTTCTGTGGAATCATAGTCGTTTGAAGATTGAATCTTGTCTTTGTCGTATCTGATAGCGCCTCTTGTGTCTGCGTTGGTGTCCATCTCTGCAACCCAGAGAGGGTATCTTAACGAGTAGTGAATTGCCGTTAGATAATCCTCTTTTGGGATGTAGTATTTATTCTTTTCGCTTAGTGTTCTATATTTTGCCACCTTATAACCTCCCAAATCCATTTTCTACGAGCAAATCTGCTCTGTACTGAGGAACCTCTATCATTTCGCCCATTTCGACTATTCTGCCCAGATATACGTCCTTATATTGCCGCCTTGAAATGACTTTGACCTTTGTTTCAGGTTTATAGCTTCTTGTGGGCTGAGTATTGCCTAAGACTTTCCGCCACTTCTCAATTTGGCTTTTATTGGAATAGAACTGCGGCATCATGTCGGGAACCTGCAAGAACTTTTCAAAATCGATATTTCTCATGCTGAAAGGGACTGTATAGCCGTTTACGCCTTCAACGAAGCCTATTTCTTTCAATACGTCAATCGGTGTGCTGATAACCGGCGTCCCCATTTCCCACGCCTCGATTATTGAGTAGCAGAATCCTTCTTGGTCTGATAATTGGACTAAATAATCCGCCTTTTCGATATAGGGCTTGATATTTAACCTCGGTGAGAGCCAACACATTGATTTGGTCATTTGAGGCGGCTCTTTATCGGAGAAAATCATCCACAAGTAAGGGATTCCGTTTTCTTCTAAGCCTTTGGCGAATTTTGAGATTCTATCAGCGCCTTTCTCGAAGGTTGAGAGCCTTGTTGCCGATACCAAAAGGAGCGCCTGCTTTTCTTCGCCCTGGTATGACATATTGTGTATTACTTCGCCTTGCCCGAAGGAATCTCTTACGGCCTTTGAAACTGCTATGTACTTGTCACGGCCTTTTGGTATCTTCCAATTATCCGAGAGCTTCATTGCATGGATCATTTGAACTGTCTGTTTATATTCCACGTTCTTTGGAGGCTCGTCTGTAATGCGGTTAATGATTAGCGTGTCGCATATAATCTTTTTCCCGTCATTCTTCCTCGTCTGAACGATTTGGGACAGTCTCTCAATCTGCTCTGGGCTTGCTGAGTCAAACAACACCAAAATGTCGTAGTGGTCTTTCATGTTTTGGCAGAAGTTATAAATCCATGTCTCGATTCCGCCAATCTGGAAGGTGCAGGATGTAAATATAACCACCTGTGTTGTTATGGGGAGTGTTATTTTCGTGAATAGCGGTGTGGGCTCTCCTCGAAGCTCCGTCCCCTTCATCTGCTGCGGTGGAGTGACCATTGCATAACGAGCAAGTTCGGGAATGTCGTTTTGGTTGGTCATTATTATGACTTCGCCCTCTTTGTCCGCTTCCTTGACCTCTTTGAGAAGGTATTTCATCTCTTTTGTGATGTGAGACAGGTGATAAACGACTCTTTTTGTGTTTAACTCGCCTTTTGCAAATCTCTTGGTCAAAGAATCGGGAGTGTTTGAGCGGTAAAAGTATATAGGCTCTGAAATAAAGGATTTTCGCTTGCCTTTGGTTTCTACCTCTCGAATAAACTCCGCATCCTCCGCAATCAGCTTTTTTTCGTTAAATCTTGTCTTGCCGATTAGCTCTTTTTTGTAGATTCTGTTCCAGACGCATAGATTGAAGGACGGAAACTCGTCTTCAAGGGATTTGAGCTTGACTTCGCATTGCCATCCACCCGGAAGGGTTTTCCATGACAGATATATATAATCAGGCTCCTCATTTTCTATCTTTCCGATAACCCAAGGGATATAGTCTCGACTGATTAGATCATCCGCATCGATAAAGGCTATATACTCACCCTGTGCCTCAGTGAGTCCTCTATTTCTTGCAGAAGAAGCTCCGCCGTTTTTCTGTCTTATGACCTTTGCCCATTCATATTTCGTTATGAATGGCATCTCTGAACCGTCATCCACGATTATGACTTCCACATTGTCCCGATTTTTCACTTGTGTGTCTAATGCTCTTAATAGCTCGTGAATGTATGGCTCCGCATTGTAGCAAGGGATTATTATTGATAAAGTCATACGGTAAACCACCTTTCAAGGGGAATATCGATTGGAGTCGGGCATTTCCAATCTTTGGGATATATAACAATCTTGTCTGGGTTCTCGTTTAGGTATGCAGGCCAGAATGAGAATGTGCTATTGGCTATGATGTGGTGCTTGCATTGTGACATGAGCCAAAAGTCGTTCAATGTATCGCCGCTTATGTAATAGACGTTAAATGGCATTCTCTCGAATAGATATGGGACTGCTTCGTCTGAAAAAACGTAAAAGATGCAAGTCCCCTCGAACCGTTTTTGCATAGTCTCTATGGCTCTTGTATAATAATCATCTTCCAATGCCCACCCTAGCTTGATATAGTCGGTTCTTCTGACGTGGATAGAAACACTATTCTGCTTTTGCATCTTTGCAGCAATCTCTCTGGCGTAGCTGCTTATAAACTCGTCTTTGAGCTTGATTCCTAAGTCTATATCTTTGAAAAAGCTGACCTTCTGCCAATCACCGAAGAAAAATGAGTTGTAATATGGCTTGTTGTGGTCATATTCCCATTGGTTTACTCTTGTTAATCCGTCCTCGGTTGCATATGTGAGATTATTCACGAAGCAAGGGAGCAGAAATTCTCTGTGGGCTATGTCCGGGCTATGGTTGAAATGACTGTCATAGTAGGTTATGTCGAATCCTATCTCGTCACACTTTTTTAGGCTCTGAGCAAAGGCATATTGAAAAAGCTGATTCCCTAGCCCACCCATTATCTTGACTACGTTCATTTTTTCCTCCTGTGGTTGATTATATAGACATATATGATTCCGCCGAGAAGAGTAATTGCACTCCCCAGGCAGAGGCCATTGATTATGGCTGCAAATAATTCCCAGGTCATAGCCCCATCTCCTCAATCATCTTTTTGAATACTATCTTTCTCATGATTGCTCTGCGCTTTAGAAAGTCCTTCTTGGCCTTATCAACCAACCTGTCTTCTGAACCTACGGGAGACATACAAAAGTTTTCTGCTTCAACTATGTTTGAAAACCAAGGTATCTCTTTGAGGTTCGGTTGTGGTCTTACCTCGCTTCTCATAAATGAGTCCCTGATTCCTGTCGGATTTGTTACAAAATAACTATTTGGCATTTTCTTCGCTCCTTCCCAATATTTTTTGCATTATTTCCGGCAATCTTGCTGAGAGCCTTTTCATTTCTTCGGATATGATTTTTATGGAATCGCTTGCAAGTTCTCCGACTCTTACCCAATCGACTTTGGAAAAGTCATTTGCCACTTTTGCAAATTGCTTTGGTGATATTCCATAGGCTTTCTTAAATGCTTTCTTGGCCTGTCTCTCGTTCATGTTTTTACCTCGATATAAAAATTACTGTTGCTCCATCCACCGTGCCCATAAACATGATTAATTGTGTTGTTGTAGTAGCTTGTAAAGTCCTGTGATTCTTCTACAATGTCTCCGTGACTGTATCTTGCCCACGCTTTTATCCATGCAGCGCCTCTTTGGTCTGGGACTTTAATCTCTATCGTTCCCCACTCGCCCACTTCGTTCAGGACTCGTTCCACAAACTCCTTTACTGTGAAACTTCTCATGAGCCTTATGTGATATGGGCTTGTGCCATCTCCGCCCATGTGTGCGGTGGTGAACTCTATGTCGGCTCCTAACATCTTTTCTTCTCCTTCCTCGTCTAATTCTTTTCCCATTCTCTGAACCACCTTAAATGCCAGATAATAGAGAAAGTCAAAATAAATCATCAGCAATATTTCCCAATTGCGTGTAGTATTTGGTGCCATGTAATTTTGAAATAACCAGAATAGAGTGCACATTATCTCTCGCCTCGCTCTATCTCTCCGAGCTTTCTAAGGTTGCTCTTTATTGAGGAGTTGAATCCGTCAATCTCGATTCCGTTTTCATTCAGCTTCTCGACTAGCTCCATTGCTATATAAAACAAAAGTCTCTCTGTCTCGTTCATTCTTGCCTCCAATCATTCGTATATTGTTCCGCAATACTCACACGTTATCTTGTCATTGTGTCGAGTAAGAGGAGCGCCGCAACATTTACACTTTTGTGGTTCGGGCGGCTCGATTTTAAGACTTTCTATTAGCGAATAATCGCTTGGGTAATTATCCCAAGTGATTCTGCCATAAGATAACTTACCTCCCATTTACTCACCCTCCTCTTCCTCGCTAAAGTCGTATATTGTCCTCACGCCATCTGATATACCCACGATTTTTCTTCGGCAATATGGGCAATATTTTGCTCCCGGTGCCATGAAGTCGTTTCCGCACTTCTTGCAATGGCTCGGTTCCATCCACCATTCATCTTTTCCGCTCTGTATTACCACGGTTGATTCTTCGGGAATCTCGGTAACAAATTTCATTCTCTCTGTATTCTTCCAGACAACATCTTTTAAGAACTGTCGGCCTTCGTCTGAACTTAGAAAGTGTTGCATGTAGTTTTTAAATTCTTCTTTGACATTGAATCCGGCAGGTTGCCATTCTCCGTGCATTTACTCACCCTCCTGCTCTAATCTTCCGAGCTTGTAATCCTCAAAGAGCCGCTTTGCTCTCTTTACGTCCTTGAAGATTGACTTTGCTCTTTTCTCTTCCTGTCGGATGTATCTGCTTAACTCCTGCAAGTCCTCTCTGGAAGGTCTGTAATATCCACCTTCGGGATTGTTGAGAATCGTGTAGTCGATTCTTGCCTTCTGAAGGAGTAATCTCATTTCTCTATCTTTGTCTTTTTTGTTGGTATCGATTAGATCATTCTCAACGCATAACTCCGTGAGTCTTTTTCTGCTTATTGCGTTTTCCCGTCCTGTGGGAATGAAATCAATAATTTCGTTTGCCATGTTCGTTCTCTCCTTCCATGCCTGCTGCCTTACTCAAAGTCAAATATGTTCATCTGTCCGTCTATCATTGAGCCATCCGTGTTTAAATACCAATGTTCAGGATCTCTCCAAGGTATGCCAATGTAGTCGAGCACCCTTCCCCATCCGTATGGAGTTCCGTCTTCGTCTTTGCAACAAGCATTCATCCAGAACTCCCACTCTTTTGGATTGCGTTCATATAGGCGGTCAAATCTGTGCGGTCTCTTTTCGAGCTGAATGCCAAATCCGCACATTGAGCATCCCGTTCTTTGCTCGCCTGTTGTTGAATACTCGTAATCTCCAAATTCGTTCTTGTGTTGTGAGATTGTAACGTCTCCGTATATCTCCGGAATATGTACTCCGAGGTCTACGGCTAGGTGAACAACATCTGAGTGGAAGAAGAAGGCAAACGGGCAGCTCCTTATTACTGTTTTTCCAAAGTAATTGCATCCGTGCTCTTCCAGAGCGTCTGCCCTCTGTCCTCCCTCCGAGGCCATAAGCCCCAAGAAGGGAACCGAGTTGTTTTCCTTCGCCCATATGTCGCAAGGAGCTTCTTTGAGGTAGTAACAACATTTATGCGACACCTTGAAGTTTGTCGGTGCTTTGTAACCGAGTGCTCTTCCTTCTTCGTCTAAGCCTCCAAAGAGTTGTAAGTATGTCTGCGGCAATTTCATCTTGCTATCGGTGGCAAAGTGTCCTTGCTCTCCGCATTCACCCGTAATGATTGCGTGTCTGACTGTCTTATTGTCTTCCGTAGGGTTTGCAATCGTGTTTATCTTATTTGCAATTCTCTTGGATAGTACGGGGAAGCCTTCTTCCTGCAAAATCCTTGCTTTATTCTTTAAGGGCTTGACTACGATCACGCCCATTTCCTTGTGGACTTTCTGAATCGTTATATCTTCAAGAGTTGAGGCTGATACAAAAGGAACCTCTGACGCATCATATCCCATGTGTCTTATCAAGTGTCCCAGAACGATTGAGTCAAGGCCGCCAACCGATACATGACAGTTAAGGTCTCTTTTTCTGCACTCTTTTATAAACTCCTTGATTCTGTCTTCAGCCATTCTGACTTTGATTGAGTATGGGACATTCTGCTTCATGACCATTTGTTGGTGCATCTCTGCTTTGTGTCGCTTATATTCTTCTTTTGTGTCTAATCTTTCCATGCCTGCTGCCTCGTTAAAATCTCTTGTATAGCTCGATAACCTTGTCTGCTAATACTTTGATTGTTTCCGACATTTTCTCGTTGGATTTCTGATTCTTGTCGATATACTTCTCCAAGAAGTCGTTTATCTCTTTGATGTTTCTTCTGGTTTCCTCCTGTCTTCCTGCAAGTCCCAGAATTAATAAAAGCTCGAATAATACTACTGCCCATAAAATTATTACTGCTACAATCATGTTCTTTTTTCCTCTCTACCTGATCTGCCCCATGTACCTCTTGGCCTGATATTGACCGTATGTCATGTGCATTTCTGATGCTTTGTTTGCGTCCCTTCTTAAGGCTTCCATTGTTCCGGGAAGCTCCTTTGTTGCATACTTGTCGAGGAACGCTCCCCTGTCGGGTTTTTCTTTCTTCTCTTCAGGCTTCTTTGTCATAGCATCAAGGTCTACCTCTCCGATTAATTCAACTGTGATTGAGTTCTCTTTCTGCTCCATGTAGATTTTCCTTTCAATCTCTCTGTGCTTTAACTGTCTGAACCAATTTGTTCTGGTCTTCCTTGCTCGCTCTATTGAGTCAAAGTAATATATCTTTCTCTTAGCCGGCGAAGCCTGCAATTCTTTTATGACGTCTAATATCATTACACCCTCCCAATCATCAATGATTCTATGAGGTCTGCTGCCTCGCCTGCCGTAATAAGGTCTTCTCTACCATGTTTGATTTTGAAGTCCTTTAATGCTTCTTTCATTCTGATCTGTGCGTTGATACTCTGGATGCCATCATCTAAGGCCTCAAAGTATTCCGGCATCTCTTCCCCAAATTGCGGCTTGAAGGAATATCTTATGGATAATTCCTTGATACTATCTCTCAGCATTCAATCTCTCCTTTATTTCCTCGTCTTCAACGCCCATCTCGTCTGCTATCTTATGGATTGACCAACCTGCTCTGTAAAGGGCGTTCATTTTGCCTGTGTCAAACTCTTCTGAGTTGGGTTCCAAGCCTAGCTCCCTTCTCATGGTTTGCAGGTGGCTTATATTGCAGCCGAGCTTCTCTGCCATTACTGCATCGGTAAAGCCTTCTTCGTGTAGGCGTCTTACTTCTTCCCTGTCGTACTTTTTCTTTCCTGCCATATGTCACCTCATGAGAACGGCAATTCTTCATCCACTCCATCAGGAATGTTCATGAAGCCATTGTCTGAATTGTTACTAGGATTTTCGCCGTTTGTGTGGTTTTTGCTCTCTGCAAATTCCATGTTTTCAACCATCACATTGACTGAATAAACTGTCTGACCGTCTTTGTTGGTGTAATTGTTGTTTCTGATTTCTCCTTCAACGAGCATTTTCGAGCCTTTTCTTAGATATTTCTCTGTAAACTCAGCGAGCTTTCCAAAGCAGATGCAGTTGAAGAAGTCTGCCGTTGGCTCTCCGTCTCTCTTGAATTTCCTGTCTACTGCAAGGCTGAATCTTCCCACGGGTTTTGAGTCGGGGTTTTCGGGGTATCGAATCTCTGGATCACGAGTCAACCTTCCCATCAGAATTGTCTTGTTCATTCTTCTTCTCCTTCTTTATGTGCTTTCCAAATATCGTTGCTTCAAATAATCCATCAACCCTGCTTACTATGCCCAGGGCGTAAATGATTAACGTGTAACCTACTAGCAGGACTGCTGCTATCAGCGCTATCACACCCATAACGCCTATGATGATGTATAGTGTCATTACTTCCCTCCCTTTTGTGTTGGTTAGATGTAGTTCTTCCCGAATATCTCACGAAAGTTTAATGTCGGATATTTCTTCTCAAATGCCTGCTGCCCCAGAGCCTTTAAGTACATCATCTTTTCGTGATTGTTGTGGACTGCTTCCTTGCCTTCTCGGTGGTGGTAGATACATAGCCTCACGGTCAAGCCATATTTCGTGGAGAGCTTTCTGTTTGCTCCTCCGAATATGTGATGTTCTTCCGTGTACTTCTCAGATATGTCTCCTTCCATCCGGCAAAGGTAACAAGTCCCGTCCTTCTTGTGGATTATACTTTCCACTCAATTCGGTCTTTTTGAATCTCTATCTCTTTTAGTTTGTCGTGTATCATCTTGGACTCCTCTCTGTTAAACCTCAGAAGGGTTTTCCAATAATTCATATCCGCATCCACGTCTTTTAGAAGAGTGTTGGTGCTTGCTCTCTCTACGAGGATTGCGTCCTTAAGTGTTGCTTCGTTCATTCTTAACTCTTTCTGCTTCGCTCCGAAGCCATGTCAAATATTCGTGTGGTTCTTCTTTGACCGTTGTTGGTCTCGCAACGAGTAAATCCGCTATTTCTTTGTAAATCTCGCTTATAGGTTCTCCTTTGGAGTTTGTTCCATTCTTTACCCATTCCCGAAGCCATCCATTAAGGACTGCTGCCACGAATGGGCTTTGAGTGTACAAGGTAACAAAATTCCCCATTTTTACTCGTTCCAAGGTCTCTTTAAAGACTCTTATCTCAGCTTCGTTCTTGCCTATGTTTTCAAGGATGCCTGTCTTTGATACCGTGGCGGATTGACCGTTTATGGTGGTTTCTAAAACATAGGCGAATCCCACTATTTTGTTTCTTGCGGCTTTCGCCGTTGTATAGGTGTAAATATTAACTTCCATGCGGCTCGCCTCTCGTCTTTATGACTGTGTAGGTGTAGTATTCATACCCGGTAAACTCTGAAACTCCTCGAAGCTCTGAATCCTTTTCGAGGTAATATCCCTTGGGGACGCTTGCCTCTGCTCTGAATTGCTTTGCCGTGATTCTTTTACGAGTAATTTTGGGCTTTTCGAGGTTTTGGGATGAATACCACCTCTTGCCAATCAGTCTCCCTTCGGTCTGTTCGGTCTTTAGGGCGTACTTGATAAAGTATTCTGCTATCTTTCTGTACTGTCCCTCGGTGTAAAGGATTTCTCCTTGCACGGTTCCGTATTCCCAACAACTCTTAATTTGTTCCAGAGTCAAACCCTTTATGAGTGCGTGTGCGTGTTTCGCTCCTCTCTGGCCTATCTCCTTGACGTAGATATATTTCAGATCAGGATTGATGCGCCGCATCTTTCTTATTGCCTTACTCATGAAGCTCTGCATCTCTTTAGAGTCGTTTGGTGGGTGCAGGTGGAAGGAAAGTGTCACCAAGAGGTCTCCGTCCTCAAAGTTTGTATTCATCAACCACCTTAATCGGTCTCCTGCTTTCTTTTGATTGAGTCTCTTCTGGGCTTCGGGTGTCTCCTTCTCTCTCTTCCCTCTTGTTCCTCCGTTGTTAAACCTAAAGGAGTAATACTTTTTCTTCTCTATGGTTCGCCCTGCTTTTACTGTTCTTAGAACGTATGACATAATTACCTCGGTTGAGTTGTTAATAGTTTTATCAAGTTATCAAGGCGGCTCCGCCACCCTAATACTTGTATTTCCGAGCATATTATGATACAATATATATGGTCTTTTTTAATATGCTCTATCAAGATTGCCTCGGCTGCCTACCGGGGCTTTCTTATTGCTATCTGATAAACCTTCTGGACTTTCTTCTCATCAAAGAGTCCTGTTCCTTCTTCTCCGAAGGCTCTCCCACCAAATAGTTTTATCTGCTCCGCTTCTTCAAGCTCTACAAAGGTGCTTATCTGTATCGCATCATCATATGCGGCCTTTGCTTGGGCGAAATGCCCTCTCTCGTATTCTTCAAGGAATTTCTCAGGCAGTTTAAAGAGTTTTTCCTTGATTTGCTTCTGCGTCAACATATGGCATCCTCATAGGTTCGCAAATTCTTTGAATTGCTCTCTTATAGATTCAGCCTGCTTGAAGTCGGTTCTTAGTGACTCGATTCTTTCCGGGCTTACGTTGACGGGTTTCTGGCAAAGAACTATGGATGTGATTCCTTCGATAATAGCGTTGAGGTTTTCAAATCTTCTTCTCAGTTCATCAAATAGATCATCAGTCTCCATTCCACCGAGTAAGGCTGCTCTCTCTTCGGGAGTGGTTTTCTTCCCCAGGTTCTCATAAAGTTCCTCGACTCCCTTTGTGAACTGAGGAGCAATTAACTTCTTGTCTTTTACCTTTGCTTCTGTTGCTCTTGAATTACTGACTTTTACTTCTGAAACTTCCTGTCCGTTGCAAAGGTTGATGAATGTCAAATCAATTTCTGCCATTGTGGTCTCCTTTCAATAACGTCCCTATCTTTTCAGGTGAGGTTCCGAGCTTTTCAAAGATTTGGATTAGTTCCTCGGCGGTTAATGTGCAGGCCTTCAACTTCTGTGAGAGATTGCCCTGCGTCATTCCGAGGACTGCTGCCATGTCCGTTTGAGTGATTCTCTGGAATCTCATTTCGCCTAAGATATACGAGGATAAATCTCTCAACCTATATTCAGTTTTCTTAAGACTTACCCTCGGCATCTTACATGGTCTCCAATTCGGTTACTTCCAATTTCTTTCTCTCGATAGAAATATGGGAGTTTTTAATTTTAATTGTTGCGGTGACTTCATCTGAGAGCTTGAAAACGGCTTTATCAATAACCTCGTCTTCTACCTTTGTGGCTGCGGTCTTTAAGAAGTCCCTTGTTGAATCTGAGAACTTTGCAAAGAGAAGGTCTATGTTCTCTTCTGCGGTCTTGAGGTCAAAGGCTCTTGACCTATATCTCTGACCTTCCTTGCAGGTGCATTTCATTGTGGCTTCTTCATCTGCTGAATCCCACTCCCATTCCTTCGGATCAGGAAGGATTGTTGTCTGTCCGCAAAACTTACAAGTGCCCATTATCTGTTCTGCTTTCTTGTCTGCCATCTATTTCTCCTTTCTTGTCGTTTAAACCGACATTTTTGAGTAAAAAATAATATCTGCATAAGCTACGCCGTAGAGTCTCTCAATCTTAGTTATCTGAGGGACATTCGGAAAGCTCTTCTCATTTTCCCAACTTCCTAAAGTCTCAGGAGTAATGCCGAGCTTTTCTGCGGCTTCTCTCTGCTTATATCCTGCGTTTACCCTTAACGCTTTAAGTGTCATGGGCATTTCTTATCACCTCCTTGATTTTGGTTGCTTGTCTGTCGGCTTAACCGACCATCTGTCTATATCTTAGTCGGTCTATCCGACTATGTCAATACTTTTTTTCGTTTTTGTTGAATTTTTTTTCGTTTTAGTCGATAATACTTTAAAAGGAGGTGTAAAAATGGTAGAAAACAAGCAGGTTATGGCTACTAACATTATTAGATATATGGAGCAAAACAATGTTAAAGCAACCGACATCTGCAAGGCTTTAGGAATTAAGCACAATACTTTTTCAGATTGGGTAAATGGCAAGACTTACCCTCGCATTGATAAGATTGAAATGATGGCAAACTACTTTGGAGTTTCTAAGGCCTGCCTTGTGGAAGATGCTTCAAATGTTGACTATGCCATTTCTGATGATGAGATGAATCTGATAATTGAGTTTAGGAAGTCTGATTTGGAAACTCAGAAAATGGTGCGTAGATTGTTAGCGTATGCCGAAGGCTTTAAGGAGATGAAGAAAAATGACCATTGAAAGACTCCCTTCGGGTTCGTATCGAATAACTCAAATGTATAAAGGCCATTTATATAGAAAGACGCTTCCCTTTAAACCTACTCAAAAGGAAGCCGTACTTATTATGGCTGAACTCTTAGAGGAAAAGGATGAGAAAAAGGATGCTGCTTCGGTTGGTGATTACATGGAGAGGTATTTGGACTCTTGCAGGAAACGTTCCAGAGCATTATCACCGGCAACAATTAAATCCTATGCAAGCATGGTCAAGAATATGTCTGAAGGGTTTAAGGAGCTTCGCTTCTTTGATGTGTCTGAGGATGATGTGAAGAAGGAACTTAAGAGATATGAGAAAACCCACTCTGGGAAGTCCACTAAGAATTTAAAAGGCTTTCTCAATTTGGTCTTTGCTGAGTATCGTCCGAAGTTCTCTTTTACCTATACATTTAAGGCTGATGAACCTAAAGCGGAGTATGAACCTACCACGGATGATATTAAGCGGATTCTTGAGGCGGTTTCGGGGACAGAATATGAAGTCCCTTTCCGTCTGGCGGTGCTCGGCCTACGCCGTGGAGAGATATGCGCTCTCGCTTCTGGTGATCTGCAAGGGAATGTTCTTTCCATCTCAAAGGCGGTTGTTGTGAATGAGGAGAATCAAATTGAGATTAAAGAGCCAAAGACACAAGCCTCTAAAAGGCGAATAAGGATTCCCGACTCTTTGGCAGCTTTAATCCGGGAGAAGGGTTTTTATAATGGTAGCTTGCAGATGTTAAACAAGAAGCTCCATTCTGTGCAGGACAGTCTTTCTATTCCTCGGTTTAAGTTGCATATGCTCCGGCATTTTGCGGTGGCTTATTTGCACAAGGAAGGTTTTACGACTGAGCAGATAATGTCCTATGGTGGATGGTCAACTGATTCGGTGATGCGAAGGGCTTACAGATACAACCTTAATCCAGAAGAGAGTCAAAGGGCTATTTCGGACAAGTTTGATTCCCTTATGTGAATACCGTGGATAATTCCGTGGATAATTTTATATTTTGAGGGCTAATTTTATATTACTGTGACTAATAAAACAGGGTAATAAAAAGGGCGGAACTGCAAGGATTCTTTTAAAGAATGTCGCAATTCCGCTCTTTTTGTTGTCGTGGAGTAGACGGGAGTCGAAAAATATGAGCGAACTTCCAAAAGTGTAGTGTTGTCGGTCTTCCGTCATTCCGTGGACAATTCTTGTGGATAATTCCACTCAAACTGACAATATAATCGCCTGTGACATATATATTATATCATAAAAAGAAGGCATCCGCACCCCTGCAAGATACCTTCTCACTCTCTGAAGCCTGAAACAAGCCTCGCATGGTATTATATCATAAATTTACCCACGAAAAAAGACTCTTCTGGGAATATCCCAAAAGAGCCTTTAATCGTAAGGAGTGAACAATATCTAAATGGAGTTTATACCTGTATTCCAAGATTCATTTCCAACTATTCCGTCTATTTGTATTCCGTGGACGGTCTGGAAGTGGATTGTCCTTTGCTGAGTAATATCTCCGAAGATTCCGTCTGGTTGAGCATCAACAATAATCTGCCAAATCTGAACCGCTTTTCCTCTGCTATTTTTGCGGAGAATAGGCATTCCAGAAATAGTCCTGTCTGTTGTCGGTGTTGGCGCCGGTATCTCTGAGGGATAAACAGAACAATCAACAGGCTTTGCAATTCCCTCAACCTTCCTTTTGCTTGTGAATTGGAAAAGGTCATATTTGGGAAGCGTGATTGTCGTTGCAATCTCGCCTTTGTCGTTCTTAGCGTATTTTGCAACCCATACATAATACTTCTTTACATCATTATAGATCAACTGACCTGTGAACCAACTCTCCGAAGCATATACGCCGCCTACAAATCCGTTTGCGTTAATGGTATCACAAAAAGCCTGCACTACTTTGGTGCGTTCTTCTCTGGTAAGGAAGTCCGCTCTGCCATCATGCGGCTCGTGTGAGTATTCGGAGTCGATAAACAAGGGAAGTGTTGCTCCGAAGTCTATTGCGGCATTTAATGTATACTTAGCCTCTTCTATTGCCTCGGCTTCGTTAATGGCCTGTGACATGAAGTAGATACCAAGAGGGATTTTATTCTCGTTGCAAGCCTTTGCATATTCTTTGAAGCGCTTGTCCTCTTTGATATTGTTGTATCTATATCCTCTGAGGGCGCATCTGAGAATAACTCCGGCATAGTCTTTCTTTATTGTGTCCCAAGAAGTGACTGTGTTGTTTTCGGATAAGTCTAAAATCATAGGCTTACTCCTTATTGGCTCCGTCTGCGAATCCTTCTGCGAGGATGTATGCAATCAAAGAGCCACCTGCCATGATAATAGAGGTTATCTTTTCCACGCTTGCTGAATCAACATTAAATCCGATAAGTAAAGCGGTAATAAAGCCGATTAAAGCAAGCCAGAATTTTCTTGAGGTTAATTTGCGGATAATATCTTCTTTCTTCATTTTGCTTTCTCCTCTCTTTCGAGTAGGGCAATCCTTAACTCGTGGTCATGAATGAATGTGTCATGGCCTGACACTTCCTTCTCGACTTCTGTTACATCAGCATTGATTCTGTCGATTGTGTCGTTGAGCTTCTGAATTGCGGTTGATAGGTTAATGATTGGCTTAATTATGGTTATGAGAGCAACAATGAGAATCACTCCGTAAACCATAAGATAACCAACAAATTCGGTCTGTCCCATAAGTGTCATGTTTCACTCCTTCTTTCAGTAAAGGTATGAGGGCTTTTACCTCACGAGTGGTCACTCGGCTTGGATTCCACAAAGGTTACTTGGTTATACGGAAGGTGTCTGGGGTTCTTCCCAATATTCATTCTTGATAACAACACCGTTCTGATTAGTTATCAGGACATTGCCCCAGGTAATGTCGGGATTGTGAATATCATCTCTCATTGATTCATGGAATTTTTCGAGAGCAGAATCATAAGTGTCATGCGGAGTGATAACACGGTTCTCTGCCTGGGCACTCTGATTGTACTCTACACGGTGAACGTAATATCTCATTTTAAATTCTCCTTTCACTAAAAAAAGACCAATGAGGTCTTAAAATACTTAAATGTTGATAAATGGACATTTTGGGGATTTTCGCTCCAAAATATCGTAAAACTCAAATTTAACGCAAAGGATTAATGCGTTGTCTTTAGAATGGAAATATCATGGCTCGACTAATAGCAATACGCCTATAAACTTACCAAACGAGTTTAATGAATTATGCGTAGTCACAACATCAACATCCGTTAGCGATTACTTAATTACCATTATCCCTTATATACTTCTTGCAGATACCGAAAGGGACTTTAAACAAGCAGGTTATTTTGCAGGCAACGGAAATGGTGCAAGCACAGGATATATAGCAACCCGAAGTTCCCTTTACTGTGGAAACTATGTAAGAAATGGCGCATCACAAATAACTAACTCAACCACTTATGTTTACTATCGCTAAACGTGCTGATTAGGCTTATTGCAAGCACCATTTAGCGATATAGAACCACCCGTGTTCTTCAACGCACTAATGGTAAATACATCCCCCGAATTGAGTTGAATTACCCACGGAACACCTTGAGTAAACGTGTCGCTTGATGTTGCGCTTATAGAAAACGTCGCAACGCCTGTCCCGTTTTTAGCAAGGCTTAATTGAGCAATAGCGTTTGGATTTCCCCAACAGGCAAACACACCTAATATGATAAGTGCTTCGTTTGCCGTTGCCGTATATTTAAAGATTTCTGTCCAAGTATTACCGCCGAGGCTTTGACTTATGCTTATGGTTTCCATATCAGCCAAGTTCAAAACATTGTTGGATAGAGTCTCTAAAGATTGTGTTAAATTTGAGATTAACGCTCTATTGTTTGTCGCTTCTATGTTTCCGCCTACGGTCAAAGTCGTATTCTGGGCAATATCGGTTGTGGCTTTGTAGTATGTTCCGTCATTACCAAGAATAATATCTCCTTCGGAATAAGCCTGACTTGCTCCTGCGCCGACTGTCTCAACTACATCTGTCAAGGCTTTCTTTACAACTGCGGTCTGTACGGGCTTAGTTGAGTTTGACAATGTAGCCTGTGCGGTTGCGTTTTTCCACTTCTGAGCGGTTGAATCATAGACAAGAATCTGTTCGTCTGTTGCGCTTGTTATAGTAACATCAGATAACTGACTCAATGCGCCTGCGATTGTTCCGTTCTGCCACTTCTGGTTGGTCTGATTCCAAATCAATACCTGACCATTAGCGAGTGAAGTGATTGCAACGTCACCGAGGTTTGACAAATTGCCACCTGCGGAACTGATTACGCCGTTTGCGTTAATCGTGATAGATGTTCCATCAGGCTTAACAAGTCCTAAACCCTGTACGGATGCGGTGGGAACTGCGATTGCTCCTGTTGTTGTGTTGATTGTGATTGTCTGTCCGTCCGGCATTACCAAGCCTGCAACTGTGGTTGAAGCTATGGGAGCGGAAGAACCAAACTGCTGCCAATACTCTGTCGCTGAGACGCTTGGTGTAATACCCACGCACTGTCTCTTGCAAAGCCATGAAATACCGTTGTAGGCAACCAAGTCCAACATATTATACATAGTTGCGTTGTCCCACGTTCCCTGGGGAAGTATTAATATCCTACCTGCTGATACCATTTAGAAATATCTCCTTTCTTATGCGCCTCTCTGTGCGGTTATTTCCCACATGAGATTGCCTGTTGTATCATCTATTGAAAGAATCAAGCCTGTTGCAACGTCATAGTACAAACATCCGTCTGTGAAATTGACCTGCATTGTAAGGCCTGTGAGTCGTGCGGTTGCAGTATCGAGTAAGTCTTGCGACTGATCTCGGAAGTCCTCGCAAGCGTTTCTGTATGCCTGCGACTGCTCGGCAAAATACTTGGAGTTGTTTGTGTCCTCTCCTGTTCTTGTCTGAGTTCCGCCGATTGCCCAAGATTCAGATAAGGTCTTGTTTGCATCCGCCGAACTTGCCGCCGCCTGTGCGTTAGACATGGCGATTCGTATGTCTGCAAGGTAGTCCGTCTGCAAATGTTCATCCGTGATTGAGTGGGCTTTGATATTCGCCGAAACAACGCCGCTTACTACTGAGAATGCGATTGTTGTCGTGTCGGTAAATTCGTTCTGCTGAATCAAGTACGACAAATCGATATAAGCAGGAGTTCCGTCTGACTGAGTAAGGACAATCTGCTGAGTTTCTCTGTTGTAGCTCCAGTTTGTCGTTATTTTTGACAGGTTGGTTTCAAGTGAAACTGTGGAACCGTCCATCTTTGTAACTGTGATTGTTCCTGTCTGATTGTTGATGTTTACGGCCTGCACTAAGCCGTTTGCGGAGTTTACGTCTAACTTGGTCGTGTCGAGTGAAATTACTCGGTTGTCAACCTCGTTCAGTCCGTAGTCCATGCGGTTTAGGTTGGTTTCGTTTAAGGCCGTTGCTTCGGAAGGGTAGTTCTCCCAATTTATTCGGTTGTAGGCTTTTTGCATTGTTCTTCCTCCAATTCTTTGAGAATTGTCTTGTCCGCCAAAGATTGAACCTTCAGCGCAGTTATCTCTAAAGCCATTAAACGTGCCTCAATAGGTACGTCATTATATTTGTTGACAAGTTCGTTCAGTTCGTCTTGAAATAGTCTCATTCTGCTATTCATTAGTAGCTCCATCCGTGTCGTTGCATTGCTGAAGCAAATCGGGTAATGTAGCTTTCTATCGCTCCGAATCTCGTGTCAACATTTCTTCCGCCAACCGTGCAGCTTGAAAATGAAGCAGAACCCGAAGTTATGTTGTTGCAGTTTACGCTTCGGAATGTTCCCAGGGCGATTGAGGAAACTCTTGCATCAAGTGAGTTGATGCTTGCCCTTGCCGCATTAAGGTCTGAAATGCTTGCCTTTTGCGCTACCAAGTTATTTACGTTCGCTATCTGAGCCGATAGGTTGTTGACGTTTGCGTTCGTAGCGTTCAGATCAGATATATTGGCTTTGCCTGCAACAATGTTCTTTGTATTGACCAAATCCGCATTGACCTGATTGATTCGGTTGTTTGCGTTATTAATTCCACTATTCAGCGAAGATTCCGAACTCTGCGCTCTGCTTGTCTCATTTGCTATTGCGGTAGAGTTGGCATTTATCTGAGACTGAATTGACGGAATGTAGTTTGGTTGCAGCTTGTCTCCGCTTGCCTTGTATGAATCCGTCAAAGCCTGAATGCCTTTTAGCGTTCTCTGCAAAACGTAGGCTCTGACGATTGACCTTTGTGCGATCATGACAACGAAATCGCCGCATTCAACATAGGGAAGTCCCATGCACTCAACTGAAGCAGGCTGATACCAAATTCCTCTTACTGTGTTGTAAAGGTTGATAACTACCTGGTTTAAAGCCTCTTGGTTAAGTCCCCAAACAAGCGGATTATCTTTCAAAGTGAATATGTTTCCTGCCTCGCCGTAGCTTGCGGAAATCTGTCCGTTCTTGTTGATTAACTGAACCTTGCTGATTGGCTCTGTCTTGTAGTTCTCAAAGGACAATGAGGAGTAAGTACCTTTTGCCACGTTGTCAACTGCGTTTTCAGCATGAGGATATAAATCGTCTGCCGGATAAAGTGTGTCAGCAGGATAGATTGCCTCTGTACCTTCAACCAAATGAACGTACTCAAAAAGGCCTTCCCTCGAAATTCGTCCGAATCGTCCGTTTATCGAGCAAATGGCCTTGATTATCTTTCCACCTGTGACTACTGCGTCCTCTATCTGTCTGGAAGTGATGTTGATGTTGTCGTTCGGTAAGTAGTCGGAAACCTGTGTTACCCCTACATAGTTAAAGAATGAGTTTCGCAGGTTATAGATTGAAATCGGTAAAACTAAGGAATTTCGCCAAGCCGTTACATCCATTTGACATATGGTGTATAAAGCGTCATACGCTCTAATCTTTGTCGTATCTTCCTCATGCGTTACGTTTGTAACTTCGTCAATATATCCACGGAACAAAGGGACGATTTCCATTTCTTCCCCTTCATCATCCAGAGTGGTTATATCTGCCTCAATCCATTTCCCAACTAATGTCTCATCAACTAAGTTGAAACATTCAAACGAAAGACAAGAAGCAATGCAACCTGTGAAAGTCAAGTTTTCATCAGAGTTGATTGCCTCTTGAAGTTGTAGCGTTTCCGCCAATATATCATCATTGGTTAATTCTATTTCAGCTTCGGGAATGCTAATCGTTAAAACCTTGTGAGAAGCATCCGACTTATAAGCTGCTTTCGATTCGTTTGTGATTCGGATCATGTTTATCTCTCCTCTATTGAAATATCAATGGGTTCGATAAATTCCGTCATGGTTCCGTCCAGATTTATTGTCGGTGTATAATCGATAAAAGCATTAATGGTCTTAGTTGCATTTGCCTTTGTGTCATATACAGTTATCGGGACGCTGCCATCTGACGGGCTTTCCACGGCTGCTATTGCCGAAGTGAAAGCCGTGTACTGCGTCATCGTTCGGAAAAAGATTTTAAATTTTCCCTCGACTCGGTTTCTTAAAAATCTCTTATGCGTTGTAAAGTTTGCATCTTGAAATTCTTTGTAAACCTTCTGGGTGCAAACATTGTAAGAGCCTGCCTCAATCTTCGAGGAAAAATCTACTTGATTAATGATTAATAGTGTTGGTAAAGACATATTGTGTCTCCTTATGCAAAAGCGGATTCTCCATTCATGCGCTTATAGATTCGGTTTTCTTCAACCATGAATGTGAATAATTTAGCCGCATCTCCTTCCAAGCGGATTGTGAAGCTCGGTGCGCCTGTTCCGTTTCCGTTTGCTCCGTTCTCTCCGCCTGCCATTGTGTTATACATGGGAGCCGCTATATCCTGTGACAATGCCGCTTCAAGGTTCGGTTGTGCGTTCTGCATTCCTTCGGTGAATAACTCAACCATGTCATAGCCAGGGTTATTGAATGCCCATTCATGCAACGGCCCTTTTTCGGGAACTGAGAAACCGAGGAAGTCTTTGACGGTGGTTGCAAGGTCTGAAAGGGTTTGTTTAAAACTCTCCCACTTCTCTTTGATTCCGCCAATGAAGTTATCAATTAGATCACGTCCCCACTTCTTAACGTCACCGATTTTCTCTGACCAAAGGTTCTTTAATCTGTTCCAAAGGTCAACAACTGCAACCTTTATTGATTCCCAACCATCTACCACGCCTTTAGCCAGAACTTTGATAAGTTCCCAAGCTGCGGTGAGGAGCTTCGGGGCAAGTTCGATAATTGTTCGAACCAAATTCTCGATTATGACGGGGATTGCTGCTACAAGCTGAGGAACTGCCTTCAAAAGACCGTCTGCCAAAGCAATTATTATCTGTATTGCCGCTTCAACCAAAGAAACAAGTGTATCGGGTTCGGTTAGCATCAAAGCCATCTGAACTATAACGTCTGTTAAAGCAGGAATCAGCTCTGGAATGGCTGCCACTATCCCTTGCGCAAGCTCTATAATGATTGATAAGCCTGTTCGCAAAAGTGAAGGTAAATTGGCGAGGATTGCATCTCCCACGGCTTTAACTATGACTCCTGCTATTTGGAGCAATTCGGGGAGTTTGGCAATTATCCCGTTCATGAGGTTTGTGAATCCCTCAGAAATAAGATTGCCGCCGCCTTCGGTGTTGCCGGAGAAGATTTCAGTCAATCCACTCATGACCGTTGTCATGCTTGGTAAGAAGTCGGATAATAACTGTCTTCCTATTCCTGCAAATGCGGTGTTCATATCCTGCATCTGGTCTTGGAATGCTGCCGAAGCCTTAACTGCTTCATCAGACATAACTCCGCCAAGTTCATGCACTCTGTCTCGCATGGCCTGTGTGTCTTCTGCTGAAGTGTTCAATAAAGCTCCAAGCTCTGTTGCTCCACGGCCTAACAATTTGCCTGCAAGATAGGTTCTCTCGGTTTCGTTGTCAACCTTCTGTAAAGCCGTGATAGTTGACTCGAACAACTGCTCCTGTGACATATTCGCAATTTCTTCCTGCGTCATTCCAAGAGCTTCAAAGGCTTCATTTCCTGTCTCTGCGGCGGTTGCAAGCGTTTTCATGGAAGTTTTCATTGTTTCCATGCTTGTTCCGCTATGTTGCATGACTGCGTCCCATTCCTGATAGGCTTCCGCACTCATGCCCATTTTCTGAGACATTTTATCAATATCGTCACCGTAGGAGGCAAGTTCCTTGGTGCTATTCACGAGGGCTGACGTTGCCGCCGTTCCGATTGCAAGCGTAGTTGCTGCAATAGCGCCGCCGCCTTTAAGAATCTTGCCAAATCCTTTGGAGAACGAACCACCGGCCTTTTCGCCGACACCGTTCATCTCGTTTTCAATTTTTCCGCCAAGCCCTTTGGCTGTGGGTTCTATTAAGACATACGCTGTTCCGATTTCCGACATATCAAGTCCTCGTCTTTTTGTACCATTCATCAAAGGACTCTTGGCTTTCAAAAATTTCCAATTCGTCCTTCTTTTTGTCTTGACCTACAAGCATTTCGAGAATGCTCTTTGGTCTGTTTCTATTCTTGTAACCATCCTTGCTCCTCTGCCATGCAATAATTCCGAGTCTGTCGGCTATTATTGCTAACAGGGTTTCATTCAGGTCTAATGTTCTCTTGCTAATCTTCCGCTTTATTCTCGAATCTCCTGATAAACCACAAGCGAGAGTCGCTACCAAACTAGGCAACAACTCTCGTCCTTGTGTGTCTATGAGCTTTTCGGAAGTAAAAGACGGAATAAAAAGGTTGTAGGTTTCGGCTAGGTCGCAAATAAGTTCATCCTCGCCCAGGTTAATCATTTGGGCGAGGGTAATGAGTTTTTTGCTTTGACCTTCTCCAAAATCTCCGATAATTCCATGAACATAATATGGCCATCACAAACGCCATCATGTGCAGCCGCTACTGCGTTCATAAAACCTATAACTCCTTCATCTGAGCCGAAAATCAATTCAATAAGCCCCATAAGGCTTGCGTTCTGCTTTTCAATATCATCCGAAGGCTTGCTTAATTTGTTCAAGTAATACAGAAAACGAGTGTCATCTTTGATGCGCTCGTCAATCTGGAACTTGATTCCGCTTTTAGTTTTTCCTTTGACCATTTTTATACCTCGCTATGTGATTAGATGCTTGCGATACCTGCGGTATACTCTTTGTGAGTCTTGCCGGTGGAATCAGGATAAGCACTAATGGTGATTCCGTATGCAATAGGATCAGAGTCGTTGTAGGTGATTGCTTCTCTTGCGGTGATTGCTCCATCAGGAATAACAATTCTTCTGGGAACGCCACCACGAAGAGCGAGTTCGATTACCCAAACTGCTTCTGCCGGATCTTCTGCAATAACATCAACTGCAACATTGCCGGAACCGTCAACAGTTACATTTGCCTCGCCATAAACGGCCTTTAATACGTCCACATTCTCGGACTCGATAAGAGCAAGTGAGAACTGGTCGTTTAAAGAGTTCAGGCTTCTATATACGATAACTCCGCCCCAAGCCTTAATCTCGCTAACGTCCATATCATTTGCATTTGAAACACCGTCCTCGGAAACGTAGCCAAGGTTTACGAATGCATCAGACAATGCGGTAGTTGCGTCTGTGGGGAGGGTTGTTCCTTTAGGTGCACGGTAAATGCCGCCTGTTACTTTAGGCTTACCTGTGGAAACATTTGTTGCTTTCATTTTGTATCCTCCTAGTAATGTGTGATTACAAAGACTGCCTGGTAGCGGTCTTTCTTTTCTGAAGTGTCTGTGTAGATGTAGTCGCTATTAATAACGACTGCAGAGATTTCGTCAAGCGAAATGAGACTCAACATTGCATCCTTAACGTTTTCATTCATTGTGGCGGCTTCAAGCTGAGTTCCGCCGTATGATTGAACTGCAATAGTTGAAGTGTGGATTTGGTTCTCAAAGGTTGAACCTGTCTTGCTTATGACATAGAACTGTTTAGGCATATTTGCAGGAACCTTCGGGTAAGTGGCAATTCCTGTCCTTGTTTTAATTTCATCAAGTAATAAGTTTTCAATAATCATTTCGTCATCCTCAAACCTACGGCCTGCACTGCTTTGAGCAGAGTGTTATCTTTTAAGCATTCAGAGATTGCTTTTTTTGATGTAGCCTCTACCTTAGTTGCGATAAGCCACTTTCCCTTTTTGGTGTCGGTTTCGTAGCCTTCACCAAGTTGACTCATGACTGCTTCGCCTGCTGCCACCATTGCTTCTTGCATCTCGTCCGATTTCATGAGCTGATTTAGTCCTTTGAGTCTTGTTTTATACTTAACCATATCTCTCAACCTTGACGTTTTTACCCCATCTGAGGGGTATGTTTTCTGATTCGCCTGTTATGGGATAACCGATTGTCTTGTATTTCTCGCCCCAAATCTCAACCTCAGTATCTACCCAATCATTTGTGTCTCCTTTAGGGATTCCGAGGACATATTCAATCCTCTTTCCGTAAAGTTGCAATGTGGATGTAATATCATCTGTCGTGGGCTGACCTACTAAAACATCAGGAACATCAATCCATGTTTCGGTTACAATGTCTTCGTGCATTTCATTCTGGCCTGTAACCGTCTTTTGTAAGACTTTGACTGTTGTGCCTTTCATTGAATATCCTCCGTAGGCGAATGAGAACCGATAAGGTCTCCTGCTCCGAGGAGCTTCTTCTCGATTCTGCCTATGTATAACTCGCCTGTGCTTCCGCCTGTGCCAATAGTCCATGACTGCGAATAACCGAGTCCAGATTGTGAACCCTGTGTGGCTCCCATAGGGACGGACGTGTCTCCGTCTCCGAGTGCTCTTATAACCATTCGACAACTAACTACTTTCTTGGCTTCTGCGGTAGCATTAGCGTTGTAAGTGTCAATAATGACTGCCGCATCATCAAGAAGCGAAGTCGCAACGGTTTCCTCGTCTGTTGACAAGTCTCTCGTCATTCTGTTTTTAATATCTTCAATAGTTGCGTAAGCCATTATTTAACCTCATTTCTTCTTTCCGCCACGTTTAGGCTTCTCTTCTGCCTTGGTTTCTTCCTTCTTATCGGGTTCAGAAGAAGCAGGGGCAAGCTCCGTAAAGCCTGCCCTCTTATATTCTTCCAATCTCTCTTCCGTGACGAGAGTGATCGTCCCGGTAAAAGGGTTCTTCAAGCTAATCATTCTTAGATTGAAGGAACAGATGTTGCGGTGAGCTTGTTGAATACAGAAGTATCAGCACGGAAACCAACTTCGATTTCTGCTCTTACTGCAAACATATTCTGCTGGAAGAGGTTGATTGTCTGTCCGCCGCCAATGTCAAGAGTTGCATCAGCAGAGTAGTCAATCTTAACGCCTTCAACTGTTCCGTAAAGTGCCTGAGTCCAGTCACCAACTACGCCGACTGTTGCAGGATTGCCAGAAACGAATGCGCCCTTTGTAAGGTATGTAGCTGCGCCGAGAAGTCTGGGAACTGCACCTTCGCTTGTGTTGTTGATGAAGAGAGGTCTCTTGTCCTGATCTACTGCACCAAGAAGGATGCCTCTTAACTGAGGAGAGATTGCATAGCCGTTTACAACGCCGCCGTGAAGGGCTACGTCTGTATCAGCCGCAACGAGTCCCTGATATACATCAGATGCGAGGCTCTGTCCTGTGATAGATGCAAATGTGTCGAAGTCTGAGCCGGGAGCTGCGCCGTTGCCGAATACGGTTGCATCAAACTTCTGCCCGAGAGCAGCAGGGAGTCTACGAACTAACTCGTCATAGAGAGCGGCTGCGTCTCTTCTGAACTCGTTTGAGAAAGGAACGATAACTGCGAGCTTGTAAGCTCTCATAATCTTGGTTTCAAGTCCGGGGTTAGAAACGGGCTTTGATTCTGTCTCGCCTACCCATGCTGCGGTGGGATCAGATGTGATAACATTGATTGCTGCGCCTCTGCCAGGGAGTGAAATCTGACGAGCAAGTCTCATGATTGCGGACTGCTCCTGAGTCTTAGCGAGAATCTCCTGTGAAATCTCAACAGGAAGGTCAATGGATGTTCTGTTGGTGGGTGTACCTGATAATGCCATAGTGTTTTCCTCCTAGTTCTGGTTATCTAACCACTCTTTGAACTGTTCACGAGTGGTCTTCTGGGAAGTTCCGCCAACCTCGCCACCGTCTTTAACTGAGGGATATGCTCCGGGCTTTGCATAGGCCTTAATTGCTTCTGCCTGCGCTTTGCATTCTTCCTCGGTCTCTGCGGTTAAAAGGTTTGCAGGGACTCCTGTTTCTTTTGCGATTTTGTCTCTCAAATCACGAACCTCGTTAGATTTCTTTAAGGTTGTGAGCTCGGCTTCGAGTGAAGCGGCTCTTTCATTCGCCTTTTCAAGCTCTGTCTTATTGGCTTCTTCGTATTCGTCATACTTCTGAGCCTTTGCCTTTAAGTCCTCATAGTCCGCATATTTAGCTGACTCTCTTTTGAGTCTTTCGCTGACGATTGCGTTTAATTCGTCCTGAGTGAAGGTCTTGCCTTCGTTTACGGGTTCCTGATTTGTGTTGTCCTGATTCACAGTTTCTGACATATTCAATTCCTCCAATGAGTGTTTTCCGAGTTCTTGGCACTCGTAGCCGTTTATTGTATGAAAAAAGGCATCCTCGAAAGAATGTCTCTAATCAACCTTTATTTCTTCTGCGGCTGAACTGTTCAGCTCCATCCGCTTTGTATATGCGTCTGCTTTCTGCGCCAATATGGTTTCCCTGTTCTCGGCGTAGTATTTGCGGCGCATGGAGTTTATCTTTTCCTCTGGTGTGTTGCCATCGGCGTTCTTGTATTGCTCGTAGTATTTATCGGGATCATATCCCTTGACCTGCGTCTTGTTATCAAACCGAATAGCATAAGCGCAATCGCAATTTGCATGAATGTGCTCGGCGTGTCCGCCTTTGATTGCATCTTTTGAAGCGTATTGCCATCCACGAGATGCAAGGGCTATGCAAAAAGCGCAAGTATCTCCGCTAGGAACCCAAGCAAATTGAGCACCGTCCCTTAAAGCGTTCTTTAAAGTGGTGTCCTGTCCTGCTCGCTTAACCAATCTCGTTACTGCGCTTGACATTTCCTCGATATTTCTTGAGGTCTTTGCCGTTCCATATACTGTCTTTGCCACTTCTGCATATTCTGCTACCTCGGCAGGGATTGCAGGCTCTAAGAATAACCCCGAAGCTAATCCACACGCATCATACATTTGGCAGGCGAGTTCTGCTGCCGCCTCTCCGTATTTGGTGGAGATTCCGTATGCGTATCTGACTAGCGATTTCATTTCTTCGGCGTTGTTCGGGTTAAATACTCCGTACTGAGCAAAGAACTTGTGCATCTGGTTTGTTGCTTCTGTGTTGACTTGTGATAATGCTCGGACGTACTTTGTCCAAGCCTCGCCCGATATTGTCATTATTATTCAACTCCTATTTCGTCAAGCACCTGCAAGCCTCTTGCTCTCTGCTCCTGTGCTTTGATTCGGCGAACGTCCGCCTTGTCGAATCCTATCATCTCCAAGAAGGTATCTGTCTGAGCAAATCCCTCTCTTGCGGATGCAATCTTTATTGCCGCATCTGCGGTGACTGCAACTGAAGGCATTGCAGGATTCTTGAAGTGTGCAACGATTGCCTTCTGCTCGTCTGTAAGTCCATCCAGAGCAACATCATTCTGGATTGCGAGAGCCATGAGGATTATATTTCTAAGGCCATAGCCGTTTGAAGCGTTCAACTGTTCAGCCGTGGCAATAAGTGTCTGTGACTGTGCCAGAATTGCATCTGAGCTTGTCGGATTGGCGTCATTGACTACGCCCGTATCGGTTACGCTTAAACCACTTGCCGCACTGAACTGAGTTGCGAGTGCTCTGAGCATTTCAACATGAGGCTGAATATTGCCCTGCGCCAACTGTCCGAATGTGGGCTTTTCTCCTGTTTCGGGATTGCCGGTTGAAACAATCATAGAGCCGACATACTGTTTGAACTTCTGATTTATCAGTACGTCATATTGTGAATCGGTTACTCCGAGCAAGTATTTCTGAGGAGAGGTTGAAAATTCAAGTCCGATTGTGGCATTTGCAATGGTTCTCACAAATCCGTCAATGAGTCTTCTGATAGGCTCTTTGATTCGTGATCGTCCGAAGGGCTTTGCGGAAGTAGCATCATAGATAAGAGGCTCCATCAAAGGTCTTCCCATTTTGTGTTTATGCTCTTCGGCAAACCACTTGCCTTCAACCTGTCTGAGTACCCAGATTGCATCATCGGTGTAGTAATTTATTTCGCTAGGCTCCCAAGTTAATGTGTCATTATTTGTGGGCGCCGTTGATACGATTGCAAACCCATAGTCAATGCGGTTCTTCTCGCCTGACCATACTGCGGCGGCGGTATGAGGAGAGTGGAAGCGGATTTTAGGCTTATTATCCTCGCCGTTTGACAATGTGGCGAAGGTGCAACCAAGTTTTAATTCGTCTCGGCATGCCTTCATGTAAGCTGCAACCAAATCATTGTCCATAACGATTGCGTCAACGTCTTCAACTGTCTCTCCGTTAAGGCCTACGAAGCCATCAAACATAGAGCGAGCCGCCAAAACGTCAACTGTCTTTGCTCCCCAGGCACAACCTATCTCTAATTTATTGAACGTTTCGGGTATAGCAATACCTAAATTGACGTCTCGTAAAGAGATTTTGCCCTCGTAATATTTATCCTTCTGTGCATTCTTAGAAGCGTGGAAGTTAAATGTTGTCACGAGCTTCTGGAAGCGTTCAAATTCCTCGGTGGGAAAGTTATTGATTTGACTGATTGCAAGATTTAATATCATCTTCACGTCCTCTTAGCCAATTCGCATTGATGCGTTGGGATTTCGTTTAGTTGTCTTTACTCCGAATACGGCAAGCGCACACGCTTCAATCGGTGCGGAATTGTCTCCGCCAAATCCCCATCCGCCTCGGATAGGTCTCTTTGTTGAAGATATTGCGCTTTCCCTTAGTGCCACCTGCGGTTGATACCATTGCAGGGTTTGTTCTGTGATTCCGTCAATAATAAATCCTGCTGCCGCAATCACGTCATTTGTGTTTGGCTTCACAATGGAGTCTTTTGCTTTCCAAGTGTCCGTCAAGCGGTCAACTAAAACATCAACTCCGTTTCTGCCATCTATAACCACACATGATGCCTTTGTATAACGAGCATTTAACCACTCTGCAAGCCATCTTGTGCCTTGGTTTGTTGATTTTCTCTCAATCATTTCGATTCGGATTGTTCCCTGTTCGGTTAAAATAGCACCGGCAAGGCATACCTCCGAACCATCTGCCGAGAATTTAACGCCATAAGCGGTTTTACCTTTCGGTAAAGGCTCCAATGTGGAGCAAGCGTCCCAAAGTTCTTCTTTGATAGGCTTCTCAACCTCGTGGACGATTTCGGGCATCCACCAATTAAGACGCTCTCGACAAAATCCATCTAATGTCATGGATGTGAACTCTTCCAGAGTGAACTCCTCACTAAGCCTTATGCCCATTGCAGGGTTTGTGTTATACCAAAGCGTGTGATCATCTGCTTTGATTTCCTCGACACTGTTTCCGTCTACGCTCCACTCGTGCCATGCTTCATGAGGAGAGGGATTATTGAGAGCTGACTTCCTTTTACGCTTGAAGACAGTTCCGGGGCAGTTCGGGTAGGGCGCCGTTCCTGCAAATATAATTTGCCTTGTTCCTGTTGCTGACGCTGAAAGAGTAGCAAGGATTGCTTCGAGTTGGTCATCTGTCAACTCTTGGGCTTCATCAAAAACGACCACCGAGATTCCATCAAAACCTCTGGCGGCCTGTCTTGACCTTGCTGAATATTCAATTACACCACCATTGATAAGCTCTATGCACTCTTCGCCGTTGGTGTATCTTATGTTCTTGACTTGTTCCTTTAGTTCTGGGAAGCGTGGATCAGAAAAGATTGCTTCCAATCGTCTAAAAGATTTCTTTGCGGTTTTTACTTGGTGAGCCGTGTGCAATATGCGCTCGCCATTTATAAGCAGGCCGTAAAACTCCCTTGCCTCGATTGTGACGTTCTTTCCGTTCTGCCTGGGGAGTGTTTCGCTCGCCGAAGTGGTGTTGTAGTTGCCGCTTTCATCCTTCCCAAGCCAACAATCAAGAATGTCTTTTTGCCATTTATCCAGAGGAGTTGAATAATACTCAAATAACTCGGCTGCATCATCTCCGTCTGTGGCTATTCTCTGAGGCTCGACTTTTATTCTTGGTGCCTGACTTCCTCGCCTTGTCATGCTTTCTTCCTTGCTTGAATCAGGGCGAGCATATTAGTCGGCGCCTCAAGCTCTTTCTTCTGAGCTGACGCCTGTTTGGGCATTGCATCCAAAATGATTTTCATTCCGGCGCAATATGATTTATATAAACTCGTGTAAGCAGTAAAGGCAGGATTGATTCTCGTTCCTGTTTGTCCGCCGCCATTATCGTACTCGGAAACAATGTCCTCTTCTTCGATTGTCTCCATAGCATCATCCAACTTGGCTTTCAACATTGCGGTGTTGGCGATTGTTGAAGCGAGGAGCTTCAGCGTCTTATCGTCTATGCCTGCTGCCTTCAAGAGTCTCGTTATCTTGTTTTTTTCGGTTTTGGCTCTCTCTCTTGCGAGCTTGTCCATAAGGTCTGCCTCCCTTTGCGATTTTCACTCGTTTAAGGTAGCCTTTTCCGACCACCGTAAAAATAGTTTCTTCCTAAAGTTGATTCTTTAATTTTGACTACCCTCTGACTTCTACTACTGCCTCGGGGGTATTTCGGCGCT